AAGTCGCGGTGGTCGCAGAACTTACAGCGGAAGTCAGTATCCACTAACTTCGGGGGGATCAGCCCGTGGGTGATGTCCGTGGCCAGGTTGAGGAACTCCGTTGGCTCGCCATCGTACGACACCTGATACACCTGAATGGCATCAGTGTCCTTGCACGAGGCCAGGTACAGGGCATTCCGCTGGCCAAGACCGTGCATGCCGCACTGCATCTGTGCGAGATGTTCCGGCTTGATCTGGCCGTCCTTCTCCAGTTTGTCCCAGGTCCGTCGATTCATCGTCTTGAACTCGAGCACGGCCAGCGAGCCATCGTCCAGCTTGATCACGCCGTCCACGGACCCCTGCAGGTCTCCAGTCTTGTAGGAGATTTGCTCGCCGTCCTTGCTGATCAGCTTCAGAGAGAACCCGGCAACCTGCAGGCAGGCCGCGAGCCGGGCTTCCTCCATGTGACCGCGGTTGAAGAGACGGACCATCCGTCCATTCACTGCTGCGTCAGGTGAGGCCTTGCGGTAGGAGAGGGCCACGGCCCGCGGGCATTCCTTTCCGATCACACTGGCCCCCAGGTGCATCCGCTCCTTGTTGTCCTCATCCTTCCAGTCTGTGCAGCGCTCCAGCCATGCGGCTTGAGCTCGTCGCCAGGCGGCCGGATCGGCGGCCACGGCCTCATCGATTCGATTCTCGATGTCCCGGCGGCGGACAGGCCGTGATTGCAGAAATTCCTCAAACATGTCAGTACCTTGGAAAGGGATCGGCCCGGCTTCCCGGGCCGTGTTGTTGTCACGCGTGGCGCTTGATGTACTCCGCCACGTGGATCAGGGCTGCTGACTTGGTGAACCAGTAGTCTACCCCGATGGTGGCTTTGTGTCTCACGACCGTCGGATAGGAGTCCTCCGGGGTCTTGTAGATGGCAAAGTAGCCGCCTGCCGTTCTACCTTCCAGGATCAGTCGGGACCGGGACCGGATCTTGACCGCCTCGAGGGCGGCCAGAGTGTCATCGCTGAACATCTGACCTCCCTCCTCAATCAGAACGGGATGTCGTCGTCACCAACTTCATTTTCAACGACCGCGGCGGGCTGAGTAACCGGATTCGGCTTGGCAACCGCCGCCGCCGTGTGCCGTGCGGGCATCGTGTCAGCCGCTCCTATCGGGCGGAACTTCAGCGAAGGATCGTAGCCTTCTTGCTCTTCTACCTTGACCCAGACCTTCACACGGAGGCCAATCAGGGCCGACGGGTTGGCGGCTCTGGCGCCACTGTATTTCAGGACCAGGGCCAGGTTCTGCTGGGCAATCTTGGCGGCTTGGCTTACGCCATCGCCGTGACCAACCAGCAGGTCCCAGAAGCCGGATTCGCCGGAGTCAGCCTGCACACGGAGGGTCAGCTTCTGGTAGCCGGCCTTGGCTTGACGCATCTCTGCGTTCTTGATTGTCAGGCTGTACTCACCGCTCTCGGTGAACTTCTTAAACCCGCCGCCGGCGACCTTGTTCTCGGCATCGGCTTGGTTTTGGAATTCGGTGCTGTTGACTGCGGACCAGAAATCGAACGACATGGTAATACTCCTTCAGGAAGTGGCCTGGATCGTGATTGATCTTGAAGTTGGCCGGTGTGATTGAGTTTTGCTGCTCTATTGCGTGTTTGTCAAGTGACCGTTCGTCGATTCACTTGAGGATTTCGAAGAATGCCAGAACGTCTTGCTTGGCGCCTTCCAGACCCCCTTCTTCGTGGATGCCCAGCAGTACCAGGATGACGAGGATGGAGAAGGAGACGATACCGCCGGCGTTGCCTTGGTTCATGATGCGTGCTCCAGGTGTTGCGTTGATCGATGGGTTCATTCTGAGGCAATCAGAATTCGGTGTCAAGACCGTTCATCGGGTTGACGAGCGGCAACGTCGTGGTCACGTCGTACTGGCGGAACATGAAGCCGCAGTAGCCCTTCTCCAAGCACTGGCGGGGCGTACCCTCCGTGCCGGACGTGCCGTTGACCAGCGCCCAGTATCCGTAGGCTTGGCCTCGGCACATGGCACCAGACTGGGCCATGTTCGTCTCGCTTCGGTTCCGGAAGGTCTCGCCTGTGTCGGCGATGCAACGCTCGGTCTCCAGCTTGACCCAGGCATCCACACCTTGCCCCATTTCCGCGGCCAGGTCGAACTTCAGGGTCTCTCCGACCATCTTGTACTCGACCACGGCGCGGGCGACGCCCATGTTCAGGAACTTCAGCAGGTACTCGGGAACAGGCTCTTCCTCGGCCCTCGGGACTTCGAACGGAACGCCGGACGTGCCCGACATCGGGTCCAGGTGATCGCTCTCCTTCTGGACATCGATCTTCGGGGCTTCTGCCTTCGGTGCTTCTGGCTCGACTTTCGGCTCGGGCTTGGTTTCCGAGGCTTGCTCGACCGGAACCAGAACCGTGGGCGGCACTTCCGTGGAAGCGGGTTGCTCTTGCTGCGCCACCGGAGCGACCGGAGCTTCGGGTTGCTGATTGCCGGAGGAGCCGCAGGCGGCCAGGAGGGAGGTCAGTGCCAGGGAGAGGATGGTGCGTTTCATGATCGTTTCCTTGAGTGTGGAGGCTGTTGTTCAGCCCATGGACAGAACTATACGCTTGCCCATGGGTTGAGTCGACGACCGTTCATCACTCCGACGGACGGCTGATACGCTCGATGATCTTGCCGATGTTGGCCGGGCACAGTTCGGGCAGCTTGCCGGAGCGGTCTTTTGCCGTGAAGGTGCCGTCAGACACGAACCGCAGGGTTCGGCGGAGCTGCTGCGTGCCATCCTCCTTGGGCACCGTGTCGATCACAAGGCGACCCACAAGGTCGAGCAGATACGGGAGCTTGTCCTGGAACTTGGAGCCGGGGACCATCGGGGCGTGGATCCGGCGCCCCATGTCGTCTTGCACGACTGTCGACTTCCCGATCCATATCACGCTGCACGGCAGGTCACGCAGCTGGCGGATGAGCCGTGTGACCGCCGCCTCTGCCTCAGGGTAGGCCTTGCGGGGGTCCGGGGTTTTTTGCAGTGCGTCTGCCAGCACGATCTCGGCGATCTCCGACAGGGAGTCAAAGATGATCGTTCCGTACTCGGCGGCGTGCTTGATGGCGTACCCGACAGCTTCCCGGGCTGACTTGATGTCATTGACCTCGATGTAGGGGACGTCGTGGCCAGCCAGGGAGAGCAGCCCGCCTTCCGCGCTGATGACCAGCGGGCGGTCACACGTCAGGGCCAGGCGGGTCTTGCCGACGCCGGAGTCGCCGTAGATCAGGGCGTTGATCTTGGCGGATTGCTGGATGGATGCAGTTGTCTTGATCATGACTTCACCTCGTAGAACTTGATTGCAGCCGGAGCCGGCTTGGTTGTGATGAACTGCTTCTGGGCTTCTGTCGGTTCATACTTGGCGGGCACGCTGTAGGTCGCAGACAGGCCGTCCAGGAGCGACGGGTCCTGCAATGCTGCCTCACGAAGAGCCCGGTTGTCAACCGACACTCGTGTGACGGCCTTCACGGTGACTCGCTGGCCGTCGACCTCGTCGTCGAACTGATCGGCGTTTTTTGCCAGCCATTCACGGATGCGGTCGGATTTCTCCTGACGTTCCGCGATCTCGGCAAGCAGGTCGCGGTAGGCACGGATCCCCCGAATGATGGTTTCCTTGTTCATTCCGACACCTCCTTCTTGATCACGGCGGCAAGCATGGCCAACCCGTGCAGATAAGCCAGGACGGCGTCCTGTTCTGTCGTGTTAACGGTCTCGTAGTAGTACCACTCGTTGCCTGCGCGCTGCAGGCTGTAGCCATCCAATTCCTCGTTGATTGGCAGACCTGGGGCGGTCGCGTCAAGCTCCTCGTCATCGAACGGCAGGATATGGCCGGTGGTATTGACGATGCGGCCGTCCTTTATTCCGCAGGCCGGAGACAGAGTGGAGAACAGCTCCAGGTCTTCGTCGGTTTCCATGCCGCCTTCCAGTGACAGCAGGGAGATCTTGCCGGCGATCGACGGGGCGGACTTCAGAAACTGGTACTGGCTGCCCATCTTTCGGAGTGATTGAACAGCTTCGTAGGCATGAGGAAGTGTGATGACGACTGCCGACTTGCGGCTGCGTGCCAGCTCGAAAAGATCGGCGGGTGATGCGATGATTTGAGTCATGATTCTTGTACCCCAGGCTTTGCCGGCTGATGCCGGAGATGAAAATGTGGTCAGTATGAGGCTTGCCATTCGTCCTGTCAAGCCCCGCTGGCAAACGGTCAAATGAACAGCGAGAGGTTGCGGGCCAGAAGCTGACGCTCGGTGCCGAACTCCATCGGAGCGGCTACAGGCATCGGGTCGATCTGGTAGGTTACGCCGTCAAACACGATCAGGATTGGCTTGTGGTTACTGCATTCCTGTTTCGGCGTGTAGTAGATTGCCCGGACAGTGTCACGAGGTACTCCGCGGAACTGGCTCATGTCGTAGGCCGCCCCGCAGTGACTGATCCAGACACGACCGAAGGCGCGCTTGATGTTGGCTTCGGATCGCCAGTCAGCCAGAGTGCCGGATACTTCAGCGCGGACTGCCATGGGCAGCTGATCGTAGGACTCGACGCGATTCCAGGTTTTCATGACTTGAACTCCTTGATGACGTTGTTGACCGCTTGGATGCTGCCATCGGTAGCCTCCAAGGCTTGCTTGAGCTTCACGGCCGTCTGAGCGTCCGTGCAGGACAGGATGCGAGTTTGGTTGCCAATCGTGACCTTCAGATCAGAGGACGATGCGTAGCTGATTTTCATTCCGATTACTCCTGATCATCGTTGTCGACGCGAGCGGCCATGATCATGGCGATGGCGGCCAAGGCCGCGAAGCAGATGAGGAGGATTGCGGAGAGGATTGCGTCCATGGTTCGCTTGTCCCTTGCGGTTGGACGGCATCATCGGCTGCCGTCCCGGGCCGTTCGACATCAACCGTGTCGATGGATGGAATTCTCTCGCAGCTCCGCCAGGAAGTCAATCATGGGTTGCTCCCACACGCTGCTCGGATCAGTCTTGTCGGTCCAGCGGTTGACCACGACAGACTGGCGGTCTGCCTTGTAGATCAGGACGGGCTCATGCGGGCCTGCCGCCTGGGCCAGAGCCTGTGCACGCCACTTGGCAAGCAGGGCGGGCTGGACCTTTCCGTATCGCTTGCACTCGACCGCATAGCCTTCCACGGCCGCCCCCTCAAGGTCCCCGGGGAGGCAGCCCTTCCGGTACTGCTCGATCAGTCGTTTGCACTCGAGGCCTGTGACGGCCTTTATCTCGTTGGCGATCTGCCGCTCGAAGGCGGCCCCCTTGTTTCGGCCGTTCACGGCCTTTTTCTTGGTTTCCTTCCCTGCTTCCATGGTTGCGCCCCCCCTCAGCGC